CCTTTTTGTGGCGTTGGTTCTTTTATATCAAACAATATGGAGATCATGAGCTGATGAAGGTTATAGCTGTCGGCAAAAAAAAAATTCCAGTGGAAGACTACTTGACAGCTACCATATATCTGACCGCGATGAAGGACACGATGATGACAATGACAAAAGAGGAAGCAGAGCATATCCTTCACGAACCAGCTACGGACAAACGTGGGAAATAGGCAAGTCCTATCCGTGGTTGACAGAGCCTTTGAGACTATTTGGGATTCCAATAAGTAAACCTTTGTTTGGTATTTATTGGGTACTTACAAATGCACAAATTGAACTATTGGCAATGGATGTGTCTATTGTGGTTACAGATTGTGACAAGGACAACAAGGAAAAGAAGCACGATACGAAGAACTTCAAATCCCCTTCCGTAAGCGAAATAGAGGATGCTGCCAAACGCTGGAAAGATAAGTATGGCAATGGAGAAACAGCAATTAACATTAATGATTATAAGTAACACAAACACAATAATATATGGCTGATCTTGGAAACCTTTACTTCGATATTTTATTCCGTGATAAGACAGCGGAACAACGTAAAAAATTGAAAGCGGAAATCACCAAAGACTTGCAGGCAAAACTTGATGTGGGTTTTGACAAGAAGAAGTTGGTTGGTGATATGAAGACTTTGCTTCAAAGTGAGAAGTTTAAGATCAATGTGGTAGTGGATAAGGCCAGTACCACACAAGCTGTTCGTGCCGCCTTGCAAGCCGCCGGGTTGAATACAAACTTTACAGCAAGTGATTTACGCGCCGCCAAAGCCGCAGCCATTCAAACCAAAGCGGAAGCTTCTGCCGCAGCCGCACGTGAGCTTGCGCGACAAAGAGCCGCCCGTGCCGCCAAAGCGGAACTGGATTTGGCTAATGCCCGTGAGAGATCAGCCAATGCAGCAAGACGGCACATGACAGCCACTCTCAATATGAATGGAGCAATGAACAGTCAATTGAGTATTGTCGGACAATTAAGAAATGAATTTTTGGGGCTATACTCCATTTATGCAGCACAGAACTTTTTGCGTGCAGTGGTTGATATTGGTGGTGAGTTGGAAAATCAGAAAATTGCAATGGCCTCTATTCTGCAAGATGAAGGCAAAGCTACAACCATATTCAATCAAATTAAGAAACTGGCTGTTGCTTCTCCATTCGGGATTATGGATTTGAATCAGTATGCCAAGCAACTTTCCGCATATTCTATACCATACAATGAATTGTATGATACCATGAAAAGGCTGGCTGATATATCAGCCGGTGTAGGTGTTGATATGGGGCGTATCATATTGGCCTACGGTCAGATAAAGGCTGCTAAATTCTTGAAAGGAACGGAATTACGACAATTGACGGAAGCGAACATTCCTATGGTGGATAAACTGGCCGAGCGATTCAGCAAGTTGGAAGGCCGCATTGTCAGTGCCGGTGAAGTGCTTGATATGATCTCGAAAAAGAAGGTTACGTTTGAGGATGTAAAAGATGTTCTTTGGGAACTTACGGATGATGGTGGCATGTTTAATAACATGCAGGAAGTTCTTTCAGAATCAGTTAAGTCCAAATGGAAGAACTTGGCTGATGCGATTGACATTATGCTTGGTGATATTGCGGAGTCAATGGGTAGTACATTGAAATGGACTGCCGAAAGCCTTACCACCCTTGCACAAAATTGGAAAGAAGTTGTACCGGCTATCGAAGCTGCCGTTGGAGCCTTTGGAGTATATAAGGTAGCTACATTTGGCGCAAACCGCTTGATTGGGAATGAAAGTGCGGCTCTTATAAAAAGTACGCTTGCTGCCAAGCAAAAGGCAGCAGCCAATCTTGTTGTCGCATCCAGTTATCGTACACTTACTAATGCGGAAAAAGGACTTATAGCTTCAAGTAATACTATGACAACCGCAGATTGGAAAGCGTTGGCAAGTAGTGGAGCTTTAACTAAGGAGTATGCCTTGCGGTTAATGGCACTTGGAAAATTGAAATCAGGACAAGCCGGTCATATTGTGCAGCTACTTGGTATATCTCGTGCTGAAATGTCGGCTGCACTTTCAACAAGTAAATGGCGTGTAGCCATGATCTCATTGGGTTATGGTATAAAACAAGTAGGAGTTGCATTAAAAGGTTTGCTTTTTAATCCATACATGCTTTTGTTTACTGGGCTTACTGCTATTGCTGAATTATGGTATAAGTCCGGGCAAAAGGCTGACGAGACGAACGAGCGTATTTCCGAGTTGACAACAAGAGCACAAGACGGTTTCAAGAACCTAACGAAAGAAGCTCAAAAATTTGCTGATGTTGATCCTTTTAAGGCGAATGATGCCTCACTGATTTCTTCCATTGAAGAAATGAAAACAGCATTAAAGGATTATTCCCCGGTTTGGGCAGACACTTTTAATGAAACGTTTAAGACTGATGATGAAGGAAATACAGTTAAAAGTCTTGCAGAACAATATATATTGCTTCGGAATGCTTTGAATGATACAAAAGAGGCTTATAGACTGCTTAATGACATAAAAGGTACGTCTGAACATGCCAATGAAGCGACTGACGGTTATTTTGATGACAGCTTTCTTGGAAATATCAATGACTACATCAAAGCGGAGGAACGGGTAAATAAGATTATTGGTCGCATGTCAGGCAGCTATATCGAGTATTCTACCGCCATGCAGAAAGTTATAACCAAACATGATGATTTTGCTAAAGCAGCTTCGGGTAAACCGTTGAAAGAGCAGCTTTCCATTCTCAAAGAATACCCTAAAGCGTTGGCCAGCCTGAATAATGAGTTGCCTTTCACTGGAGGATATAGAGATGATATTTTTCAATTGCGGAAAGCGTGGAAAAATTCTAAGCGTATTTATATGGAAGATGTATTGCCGGATATGAAGGACTTCCTATCTGGGTACAAGTCGAGACTGGAAGCTGCCGGCTGGGATTTGGACAATTTGAGTGATGCGCAGAAAATAGCTATCGGTTTGGATATAAGTTCTTTCTTTGATACGTTCGAGAAGATGCCGAAATATATGCGAGACTTCTTTAACGAGAAGACTCTTGAAGAAGAGTTTAATATCAAGATTAATGCTGAATATACAGAAACCAGTCAAAGTTTTTCTGATTTGCAGAAAAAGTTCAATGAAGCTACAGATGGGCAATTTGAAGCCCAAATAAAGGTTTCCACAGATTCAGAGAAAATCATTGAAGGAATACAAAAAGCGTACAAGGAAGCGAAAGAGACAACAAATCAATTGAAGCCGATATTGATTAAGGCTGGAATAGATTTATCAGGTATTGGAACCATTGACTTATCAAAGATTCCTGATTGGCAGAAGCAAATTGTATCAGATTATAAAAAGGCTTTCGACATAATGCAAGCCGGCGAGAAAGGAGCCAAAGAAATCGGTTTTTCTCTCACTGATCCAAGTAAGGATAAGAGCAAAAAGGATGCCTTCGCCGAAAGATTGAAAGAACGGGTAAACTTACTAAAGGAGGCATATTCTGAATATAAGAAGTGGATTGACATTGTTGGAAAGAGAGAAGCTGCCAATAAGGTTAAAGGATCGGGTATTTTTGACTCCTTATTCAAAGGTAAAGAACCTGTGAATATTGGCAATTATCGGGATGAATTGAATAAGATTCTTAACCAGCTTGACGATAAGACCAAAGAGCGTAGAGAATTGAAAGTTTCTATACGGAAAGTCCTTTTGGATATTGATGCCAATGCTATGAAAGAAGCTTCGGATAAGGTTACAAAAGAACTTGAAAGGTACGTATCTGATGTTTCAAAGAAATGGGATATATACAAACAACTTATCAATGCCGGGGCAAGTAAGAAGGATGCTTCAACTTATGCTTTTGGTTTTTTGACTGATTATGAGAATGAAGCGCAATATTTAATAGATACAGTACAAAAGAAACTCAAAGAAAAAGGTGTTGATCTTCCATTCACTTTGAGTGACGATGAAGCAAAAAGTATATTAGGAGGTAAAGACAGCCCATTATATAAGCAATTTTTTAAGGTGTGGAAGGATGCTAAAGAGGCATTTGAGAAAGATAAGGTAAGTATTGCACTTGATGATACAAAGGTTATTACCAATGCAAGATCAACGATAGAAAAGATACGAATATTAAGTGAACAGTACGCATCAAAGACTGGATTAAATGTTGGAAAAAATGGGGAGTTGGTTGGTGATACGTCAGGTCTAAACAATGTTCAGAAGGCTTACCTTGATGAATATAATAAGAAGCTGATTGAATTAAAATCGACCTTATTACAATTGTTACCTGAATGGGAGAAAATATTTGGAGATAAAGAGCAACGTTCATTCTCTGATTTGAAAGAGGCTGAACGCATCGCAAGGGAAATCAAGAATAATGCAAAGGTTTCCTATGATAGCGATGGAAGGCCTAATGGATTTACTTCTTTTTTCACGAAAGATGATGGTAGTATTGAAAATGTTAAGGGGGCTTA